AGTGGAACCTTCCACACCAGGCGCGGAATCATCGAAGAATGATACCACAACGGATAAACTATTTGTTTTTCCTGTATCACTATTTGAATCATATACATATAATCCCGGGGAATTCATGACAAATTGGGTTTTCATGGACGAAGAACTAAAGGTATCTATCGATTGTCCTTTGGAGAAAAAGATACGCGGTGAATCGTCAGCATAATCTACGCTATTGATCCATACCCAAGTACTCCATGTAAATTCCATACCCATATTTTCATTTATAGATCGTAAAATTGGATTTGGATCCGCATTATTTGGATTGACATTATATGTTTTATTTGTTAGTGTAGACATCATACCATCTATAATAATTGGATTTTTACTTGGAGAAAATACTAACCCTAATAGATATACTCCCAGCTTCATTAATAAAGTAAAGATCACAAAGACAAAAAAGACAAAAATCATTTTCGCAACCATGGAATTTTTTTCTTGAAAATCATTGGAAATCGTTTGAATGGATGTAAATACACCCGATGATGTTGCCTGATTATAAGTATCTTTCAATTTGGAAGAACTGGATTCAATGCCAGATGATATGGCTTGTTTTGTTTTTTCTAAACCCGGTTTAATATTATCCATTATATTTGTGGCCTTCTTTTGAATATCACTTGCCCCGGATTTTAACTTGTTTTCCAATTTACTTGAATTGTTACTTGAACTATTGTTTGAACGATTGTTTGAATTATTGTTTGAATTATTGTTTGGTGTCTTTGGAGATAACAGATTTCCAATTTTATTTTTTATTGTATTATTATTATTGGAACTATTGTTAGTGTTATTCTTCTTGTTGTTGTTATTTTGAACCATAATATTATTTATATATTATCGTATATAAATAATCTAAAATAAATAGAACTTATTTTGTTCAATTTGATCTTCGTAAAATGTTACAGACATATTATATTTACTTAGGGCACTTTCAAGAACATCCCCAAAACCATCTTTGTATATACTCCAAGCAGTTTCCGGCGTAATATAATAAGGATAATATCTAAATTTTGAAATATATCCACCAAATCCACCATCTGGTGTCAGTTGTATACCGCTGTAATTAAAAGCATCTGTATCAATTAAATTATTAAAGGTTTTTGTTTTTACTAATTTTCCATTGATATAAATATCCAACGAACGATTACTTACAGTTGTAATAATATTCACCCATTTTTGCATGTTGATGTTTTCAAAGGTGACACTATTTGTATCATATTCACCGGACAAATCCACACATGATACATTAGTTGTAACGCCAGTATTGTCATCATATATGTCTTCACCAGAACAACTATACGTGGTTGTGGTGTCCGGTGTTACACCAGCAGTTGTAAGTGCACTCGTTAATACATCTTGAAATGAAGTTTCTCCACTTTCAAACGTGTCCATGGTAATGATTAGATCATTTTTAAAACCATCTAAAACAATAGAAGGTAAACTAATGTCTCCGCGATCGGAAGGGAGATTTTTTTTTAATATGACCTTTTCTTGTCCGTATTTATAGTTCCAATCATCAATGAATACCCATATACTTAATGCAAATTGTCCGGCACTTTTCTTTAAACTACTATTTGAAATATCATATTCACTTTTGGCGGATTGGGGTGAGTCATAAAACTCATTGTAACTTTTAAACAAATTTAATTTTGAATATAAATATAAACCAATCACAACACAAAATACAATGATAATTAATTTTTTCCTTCCTGAAACACTATTGGTAAACACTAAATAAACACCAAGAACCAATAATAATAAAAGAATTAATTGAATTAAAAACGAAAGTTGCATAACCTATATAGTATGATATAAGATTTTATTTACAAGGGTTGGATTTATTGCCGTATATATTTTTGATTTCATTCAACATCAATGGGGTATTGTAATAGCGAATATCACATAGAGCACAATTTTTCAAAATAAGATCATTACTTCCAAACTGGATTATATTATTTCCTTCTTCAATGTATGGGGATACGTTTTTCTGGGTTGATACTAGTTCGTTATTAATAAAAATATCTAAGGTACCATAGTCATAATTGATAACAATGTTATTCCATTTTTGATATAATATATCCTTAGATTTATAGATTACATTTCGTTGTTTGCAACTTACACTAGATGTAGTTGGAGAAACTACATTGCATTTATTGGTTTCAATCGTAAGTTCATTGGTTTGATAATTGAAATAAATGTAAGGTGTATAGGCGTAATTCATGATTAAACCCTCTATTTCCCCACTATCCATTTTTAATATTTCTGGATCAAAAAACACCCAAAAACTAATACCATAATGATAATTGTATTCCGATATATTATTCATACGATTAATCATGGCAATTAGTTTACTAGATTCTTGGTAAATATACTCATCTTTTGTATTATTCCATTCGTTAATATTAGATAATAATGCACCATAGCTACTATGATTTGCTAGAAAATTCATATAAAGGTCACTTATTTCATTTGGATCTTCTAATGTATCAACGAGGTTTGAAATATTTTGAGTTGCATCATTTAAGGCGTTTTGAATAATGGCTCTTTCATTTGGAGTAAATAAATTCATGATGTTAAACTGTTTTAGATTCGCATCAATACCGGATGACATGCTTGTGTCAAAATGTTCGTATATACTACCGCAAAATGTTTCAGCTCCGGTTTCGCCGGAAACGTCGGTTTCGCCTGATAATCCCGATTCATATAATTGAATATTGATCGCTTCTTGTCCTTGGATTGCTTTTATTTGGGATTCCCATGTATCGATTTCTGTTAATATTTTTCGTTCTAAAAAGGGTTTATTTGCGATGACTTTGTCTTTTAATTCATCATTTGATAAGTATAAAATTTCACGGTTTAATTCTGTGGGGGTTTCTAACAATTGGACGTAGTTTCCGCTTTTTATTTTTATTTTTTGAATATATGGTATAATATAACAAATAAAAAAGATCAATGCTAGTATAATCAATAGTATTATTGTAGAAGAAGGGGCTTGCTTAATATCTTCGGTAAATGCATCCCAACCATCCACCATAAAACAAGGAATCGCAAATACGAAGTTTTTGAATGTATTTATAAAAGTTGCCGCATTTTTGTCTTCATTTGCTATATTTTTATTCATGGAATAAATCAAAGCAAATATCAATACAAATTGAATAAACAAAAGGCTGGTGGTTTCTCCTGAAGAAAACAGTAATATTTTTTTACATACATAATATAATCCACAAAAAAAGATAAAAAAAACGATAAAATACACTACACCCATCATCATTTCTGGCATATTTTCATTTAATATACCGACGCGTAATGGATTTTCAAATTGAGAGCACAATTTTAAGGATAAAAAAAGAAATAATAATACGCTTACTACGAGAAAAGGAATGGGTATGGTTGTAATGATTTGAAATGGATTATTGAAATACACATAAAATATAAGACAAATCAATGCGATCAATAATACAACATAAAAGACGGTCATATAGTTTTTATTGAATTCGTGAAAAAATATAAATATGGGATATATAAAGGTATCCATGAATTTTTCCCATAAACTTGGTTCATAGGTTGTGTTTGACATACTTATAAATGGAACATATTATATTTACGATTATTAATTATAAATTTTCCATGGCTGTTTTTTCTCCATGACATTCGCGGCACAACGCTACTAAATTATCTAGTTCATTTGTACCGCCATGTTCAAGACGAATTTTGTGATCTACTTCATACCACGCTGATAATTTTTGACGACAATTGTTACAACACCAGTCTTGTAAGGATGCGACGTATTTCTTTTTTGTTTCACTTACACATCGTTTATTTGATTTTCCTCCGGATTGTCTTAATGTTTGAATGGACCGTGTGGGTAAATTTGGATTGGCTTGAGCGAAAAAGGGGGTGATAAAATCTTTGGAGTCTTTGTCCATGGGTAAGACCTTTATAAATTGATTCAAGGAGTTCATGTTATCATAACTCAACTTTGGAGAAGAATGGAGAACTTTCAAAGCACCTAAACCAAAGACAATTACAATACCAATTTTATAATATTTTTTGTAGTTTTTCAAATTCTTTAAAACGTTGGTTTCATAATAAATATTATAAATGATAAACGAGCATATCACGATTACCCATAAACGGACGTTCATTATATAAAACAATTATTATATAATGAATGATAATTTCTATATCGCCTCAACATCAGGAATATCATCAAACATCATTTCCTAATAATATATGAATACATTCCTGTATACGGTCTTGTACTCCGCTTAAATTTTCTTGTAATTTAGATGGTTCTTTAGTTACATTTTTTTCATTTATTATTTGCTTACTTTTTTCTATTAGAGCCGGATCTAAAGGTTGTTTTAGATCAAGATCTCTTATAAAATCGTTTATTATTGTTTCCTTGATTTGCTCTGGGTCTACTTTTTTAGGTGTGAATACGCCTGCTTGGTCTCCTCTCGATTCCTCATTGCCTTCTTCTCCTGATTCGTCTCCTGATTCGTGTCCTCTCGATTTCTTATTGACTTCTTCTTCGGATTCGTCTCCTGTCGATGAGAAGGCCTCACTGACTTCTTCATTAGTGTACCCAGCCGATTCAATATTAACGCGGTCGTACCCAGCCGCTTTCATATCAACAGCAGTGTACCCTATCTTTTTCAAATCCTCGTAGGATATTTTAATATCTTCATAACGAATATGTGGTTCAATAGTATCTTTTTTTGTAAAAAATGATTGCTTATCATTATCCTGAAAAAGTTCATTAAGGTATTTATCAATGATATTTACAAATAAATATCCAACAATCATGTTGTTATTTTTAATATTATATGTATCTCCTGATATTTTCCATTTTTTATTAAACATGGTGTTCACCATCTGAATTACAGGCACTCTTGCAGTGTTGCCATCATAAATATTAGTAGATGCTTTCTTTATAAATAATTTGTACCATGTAAATTCATTAGTTATCATCATATCTATAAATTGTTTTAGTTTCGATTCATCGTCTTTTTTGAATACTTTTTTAAAATCAGTAAAATTATTATTATAATTATATGTGCCAACTTTTAAGAATTCAAAAATACAACTCATTATTACGCTTACTTGTTTTTTATTTTTTATATTAGTTGGTATCTTATTTGGTGATGCTTTTTTTATCTTTAAAATATCATCTGATAATACAGTTGTTGTAACAATATCACCTGAGAATACAGTTGTTGTAACACCTTTTAAAATATCTCTTATGGTTCTGTTTTCTTCTAAACCAATATCCTTCGGATCCTCCTTCGAATCCCCCCC